TTTTTTGTACGCTCCGCCCGCCGCGTCTAGGCGCCCGCGAAAGGAGGTGAATCTATGAAATTTAAAACAGCTTATGATCCTGTAGAAGAATATGATCATTGCGGTATTGAGTTTACCATGCCCTCTCTTACGGTTCAGGACGAGAAAGATGAGACTGATATCAATTACATCGTAAATAAGTATGCAGACGGTCAGAAAGGTATCATGACTCTTGACCTCGGCGATAGTTCGCAATACGCTTATCTGCAGTTCGGAGATGCAACGCTTCCCGGTGATTACAGTACAGCTCTTGAGCTTGTGTCTGGAGTTCGTGAAGAGTTCTACACTTTACCCGCTTACGTTCGAGCTAAATTCGGACACGATCCTATGAATTTTATCAACCAATTGAATAATCCTGCAACGCTTGAGTATCTCCAACAACAAGGTCTGTATGGTAGCAAATATACCTCTGATGAACCACAACAGTCCTCAAGTAGTGAACAAACACAAGAAAAAAATAACACTTTAGAACAAAATAATGAAGAAATACAAAAATAGGCGTCACCGAGCCAGTTACTTACTTGATGTAACTGGCGTAGGTGACGCAAAAATAATCTAAAACCTAATAATAATTTGCTTTAGGTTAATTATTAGGTTTACACTTCGAAGAAGGTGAAATTTTGGCTCGAAAAAAAATAAGAGTTCGAGGACATCGCTTTAGCGATGCTCCTGCAATGTACATGAAAAGGACTAAATTTGACCGTTCTCATGTTTATAAGACAACGTTTAATTCAGGCAAGCTCATACCGGTATTCGTTGATGAGGTTTTGCCTGGCGATACTACTCGTATGTCTATTAATTATTTCGCTCGCTTGGCTACTCCTATTAAGCCTATCATGGATAATATTTATCTGGATTGGTTTTTCTTTTTTGTCCCAAATCGCCTCGTTTGGGAGCACTGGCAAAACTTTTGTTTTGAACAGGAAGATCCTGATGATAGTATTGATTATGTTATCCCTACTATTACTGCTACTGGTAACTCTGATAATGCCTATGTAGGTTCTCTTTGGGACTATTTCGGCTTGCCCTTGAATACGTCTGGTAATATATCTGGTATTAGCGCTCTTCCATTTCGTTGTGTTTACCTTATTTGGAATGAATGGTTTAGAGACGAAAACCTCCAGAAATCCATCAAGATTCAGAAAGGCGATACCAACGAAGTTTTAGACTCTAGCCGATCTTCTGAACAGCCTTCTTGGGTTTTTACGTCTGATACCAATATTTTCCCCGGCCTAGCTTGTCCGCCTCGTGGTAAACGTCATGATTACTTTACTTCTGCTCTTCCGTGGACACAGAAAGGCCCTGGCGTATCTGTAGGTCTTGCTGGTACCGCTCCTGTACAAGGTGAATTTAGTATTAGTGGTTTCAAGACTGGCATTGTTTCTGCTGAAGATACTAATAATAGACTTCAGGCTCTTGCTGTTGCAGGTCAAAATGGTCGTATTTCGAGTTATCCCGAAATCACTTCTTGGCCTACTAATAATGTTACTGTTAACGGCTTGACGCAGTCTGGTTTAATTGCAAATCTTGACGAATCCTCTGTTTTTACTATCAACAGCTTGCGCACGGCATTTCAGATGCAGAAGTTCTACGAACGCCTTGCTCGTGGCGGTAGTCGGTACACAGAAGTGCTTCGCTCTTTCTTTGGCGTAGTTTCTCCTGATGCTCGTCTTCAGCGTCCTGAATTTCTTGGTTCTTTTACCAAAATGGTAAATGTCAATCCAATAGCGCAGACTTCTGCGACCGACAATACCTCTCCGCAAGGTAACCTTTCTGCTTATGGTGTTACTGCTGCTAAATTCCATGGCTTTACCAAATCTTTTGTTGAACACGGCTATATTATAGGCTTTGTTTGCGCTCGTGCTGACTTAACCTATCAGCAAGGTATTAATAAAATGTGGCTTCGTTCTACCGTTTACGATTTCTATTGGCCTACATTCGCGCATCTTGGTGAGCAGGCCATTGAACTTCGTGAGATCTATGCTCAAGGTTCTAAAGATGATACTACTGTGTTTGGCTATCAGGAACGTTATGCCGAATATCGTTATAAACCTTCGCAGATTACAGGTAAGTTCCGCAGTTCTGTAGTTGATGGTACTTTAGATAAGTGGCATTTGTCCCAGTTCTTTAAAACTGCTCCAACTCTCAATGAGGAATTCGTAGTCGAAAATCCACCTATTGAGCGTATTATCGCTGTTCCCAGTGAGCCTGAGTTTTTGATTGACATAGGCTTCCGCTACATTACTGTGCGTCCTATGCCTATGTTTAGTACGCCCGGCCTTGTTGATCACTTCTAGAAGGAGTTGGTTTTATGTCATGGCTTTCTAATACTTTAGGCAGCGTAGCTGGTTCTGTTCTTGGATCTGCTGTTCAGAATCATTATAATTCCGCTAATGCCGCACAGGCTAACGAGTGGAATGTTGAGAACTATAAACATCGTTATCAATGGGCTGTAGAAGATATGCGCAAGGCTGGTCTTAATCCTATTCTTGCCGCAACTAATGGCATAGGCGGTTCTATATCTGGAGCTTCAGCTGCTTCTGTAGGTATGAGTGATATTGGTTCTACCATGAACTCTGCTAAAGCCGCTAGTGCCGCTGAAAGGCAGGCCAAGAACGCCGAGCATCTTGCAATATCTCAAATTGATAAAAATGTCGCAGAAGCCGATTCTGTTCGTCAGAGCACCCATGGTACAGTTCTTCAGAATGGTATTCTTGCAAATGATTTGAATCTTCGCGAGCAGACTTATGAAAAACGTCTTGGTTATGAGCTTGAAAAGATGAATTTGGAGCTTGAAAACCTTCGTCTTCAGGGTTCTTACCTCAGCTCTGGTGTTTTGAATAACATTGCTTCTGCTAATCGTGCTAATTCTGCCGCCGCTTTTGATAATATTCAAACTGAAATGGCAGGTATGGAACGTGATTTCTATAAAAATCTTGAAAGTCTCACAGGTACTCCTAAATCTGTCGCTAGCGGTGTTGGTTCTGCTGTCAAAAATATTATAGGCTTTCTCGGAGGCCGTTATTTTGGAAGGAGATAATTATATGTCTAATAAAACTACTATGATTTTGACTTTTATTGTTACTGTTGTTGTCCCTTTTATCCAAGAAGTTGTAGATCTAATTGAAGCTCTGAAAGGTAAAGCTTCTTCGAATACTGTTACTGCTAAAAAGGTTGCCTCGGACTTTCAAGCCGATGTTTCGCAACTTGTTGAGCCAGCTGCTAATAAGAATGATTCTAAAAAAACTAGCCGTTTTTTCGGTTCTTGGAGGGATGCTAAATGAGGCGACGTCGCTTGTCTAAACGTGGTTCTCGTCTTCTTTTTCGGCGTACCTCCAGATCTCGTCGTAGAAATTTTAAAAGAGTAGGACGTGGCGGGTTTAGGATTTGACATTCTGATTTAATCCTGATACAATCGGTACAGGTGGTTAATATGGTTTGTTATAATCCTATCCTTATGTGCCCAGTTGAAGGAGCGATTACTAAAAATGGAAAACAGCATTATAGTTTTTACGGTAGCCTTGCCTCTCACCCTGAGCTTGCTTCTGATAGCCGTTTCATTCGTTGTTCTTGTAAACAATGCATCGGTTGTCGTCTCGAAAATAGTAGACAGTGGGCTGTCCGTGCTGTTCACGAAGCCCGTTCTTCGTCTTCTGCTTATTTCGTTACTTGCACTTTTGACGATTATCATTTGCCATACGATAAAAGTTTAAGTAAGAAATTTCATCAGACATTTATGAAGAATCTTCGTCGTGAGTATGGCAGTGGTATTCGCTTTCTTGGCTGTGGTGAATACGGTGAACTTCATGCTCGTCCCCATTATCACTACATTTTGTTTAATATTGATTTTGATGACAAAATTTTTCGGTTCCGTTCAGGCGGTTATAACACTTATACTTCTTCTCGTTTTGCCAAAGTATGGAAATACGGTATGCATCTTATTGGTGAGTTTAGCTTTGATTCTGCTGCCTATGTCGCCCGCTATATAGTTAAAAAACAGACAGGTAAAGATGCTCCTTCTCACTATAAAGGTTGCATTCCTGAATTTATGGTTGCTTCCAATCGTCCCGGTATAGGTGCTAAATGGCTTGAGGATCATGGTGAAGAATGCTACGCTAATGATTATATTATTATCAACGGCAAAAAGATGCGTCCTCCTCGTTATTATGATAAAAAATTTAACGAAACGCATCCTCACTGGATGGAATACATTCGCAATAATCGTATTGAGAAGATGCTTCATAACTTGGAGAACAATACTTTTGAGCGTTTAGTTGACCGCTGTCGTGTTCAGGAAGGTAAGTATAAGCATTTTCTTGGCAGAAAGCTTGACAAGGTATTATGACTGTGTTACTATTAAGTCAGAAATGAGGTGATGCTTATTAGTGAATTTGAAGCTGTTAAAAATTTCTGTCGTGATCATAATATTTCTTTTGACTACTCTTTTCGTGGTAGTAAGTATGCCGCTTACCGTCTTAAGCCTAATGATTCTAGGGTTATTCGTCTTGACAATGATTATTTTGTCATATCGGCTACGCTTTATCTTATGATCCGTAGGTATTTAGTTGCATTTAGAAAAGGAGATGGTTCTGCTGAGACTTTATTCCATTTATGATTCCAAGGCTGAACAGTTCAGTCCTCCGCAGGTTTATCACAACGATATGCTTGCTCTGCGAGCTTTTGAGGGTATAGTTAACGATGATAAAATGCTTATTAAAAAATATCCTGAAGATTTTTGTCTTTATTATGTTGGTAATCTTGGTGACGGCGACGGTCGCTATTACATTGAGAATTGTGACGAATCCCGCATTCCTGTCATTATTGGTCGCGCCATAGAGTATGTGCAGACCGTTGACAATGATCCTACTAAATGATAATCTAATAAAGAGCGTATCAGGAAAAGGACGATCTCGTGGAGATCGGCTTTTTTTTTTATGCTACGCCC